CTAACTTTGGTGTGATTGTTGCAGGTCACTCATCTGCTGTTGCAACTGCAGAGCAGATTAACAAAACAGAAACATACCGTGACCCTGACAGCTTTGCTGACATTGTTCGTGGGATGCATTTGTACGGCCGCAAGATTCTTCGTCCAGAAGCACTTGTCAACGCCGCTTACCACTTAGCATAGGGGAGAATAGAAAATGGCAGCAACAACAACTGCGTTGGCAGCAACCAATACTACTCATGGCCCTAGCTATGGTGTTAGTTCACGAGCAAAGCCGTACTTAGTTGAACAGACAATCAACTTTGCAGACCAGAATATTGACGCTAATGGTAGTACCATTGAATGCGTTGACATTCCTGCAAACTGTATCTGCCTTTACGCAGGTATCGAAGTTGAGACAGCTTTGACTAATACAGCCAGTGATGCAACTGTAGACCTCGGCCTTTCAGGTGGAGATGCAGATTCATGGGTTGACGGGTTTGACATTGATGGAGCATCTGCTGGTACTTACGCAACAGTACTAGTAGCAACAGCTAATCCACAGGTTGTGGACGCAGCTACACCAATGAAGATGACCTTTGCGGGTACTGCAGGTACAATCAGCGCAGGTGTACTGCGTGTGTTTGCAGTAGTCATGCCTGTAGGTGGCTTGAATAAAGCTACTGACGTAGACCGTGACGCACTTGCTTAACTAATATGAGGGGGCAGGGCAACTTGCCCCTTCTTACTCTTTAGAGGATTTAATATGGCGTATGATTTTTTAGGACTAGTAAATGCTGTTAATAGACGGTTAAATGAAGTTGAGTTAACTTCTGCTAATTTTGCTAGTGCTACAGGATTTTACTCTCAAGCTAAAGATGCAGTCAATGCGTCTATTAGATACATAAATCAGTCAGAGTACTTCTGGCCTTTTAATCATACTACACAGGAACTAACGCTAACAGCTAACACAAGTCGTTACGCATTTCCTGTAGATACTAAAGTAATTAACTTTACAACTTTTCGTATTAAAGAAAACAGTACGCTAGGTAACTCTACAACACGCTTAACAGAAATAGCGTATGAGGATTACTTAGATAAGTACGTAGCACAAGAATATAATTCTACATCAGGTCAAGGGGTTCCTACTCAAGTAGCGCAATCTCCTGACCTAAAATTTATTATGACACCAGAGCCAGATAAAGCATATGAACTAGTATATGAGTATTATAGTTTTCCTACAGACTTATCTGCAGCAACGGATGTTTCTTCTATACCAGAACGCTTCCAACATATTATAGTTGATGGTGCCATGCACTATGGTTACTTGTTTAGAGGTAATACACAAGATGCGATGGTAGCAAAAGAAAAAGTAGATGAGGGTATTAAGCATATGCGTTCTATGTTAATCAACAGAACACCATACGTAAGGTCATTCATGCTTACAGGCAATACTGGTGGAGCAAGTTCAGGCTTCGGCATTTAGGGGCTATCACAATGGATGCATGGCAAACTTACCCAGTCGAGTTTCGTGGTGGTCTTGTAACTAATCTATCTCCGTTGCAGCAAGGTATCAATGCTCCGGGTAGTGCAAGAATACTACGTAACTTTGAACCATCCGTTGAGGGTGGTTATCGGCGTATTGAGGGGTATGACAAATACGACTCTGCTATCATACCGCCATATGGTGCGCCTGTAGTACATGGTGCCAGTCAGTCTGGTACTACATTAATACTGGCGGCTATACATACTACTCCTGTTGCAGGAGACACACTTACAATTGAGGGTGTAGCTAACACATACACAATTGCATCTGGTGGTGTTACATTTGATGCTACTAATAATAGGGCTACACTAACACTTACGGAGTCTTTAGATAGCAGTCCTGCAAATGCTGCTGCTGTTACGTTTACCAGCACCACTAATAAGTATTTAACTATTGGTGTAGCTGCATGGGAAGATAGCGCAATTGTATGCAGAAATGCAGACATATTTAAGTCAGGCGGTAGTGGGTATACTAAGATTAACGTACCTGACTATGGTACTCCACTAGTTAATGGTGCTAGTCAGACAGGCTCTACACTAGCTATAGACGGTTTATTAACTGCACCACAAGCAGGTGACGTATTTAAAATAGCAGGTGTAGACTTAGTATATAGTATTACTGCTAACGCTACAGTAACATCAGGCGGTACTACACTAGCTATTAATCCGGCTCTTGCTAGTAGTCCTGCTGACGATGCGGTAATTACTTTCTTATCTACTAGCAGAGAGGCTGCTTCTAAGACAAGATTTTCTAAGTACAACTTTAATGGTACTGAAAAGATTGCAATAACAGATGGTTTAAACAAACCTGCTATATACGACAACGCTACTTTTAGTGTTATATTAAACGCACCAACGGATGTTATTGGTGCATCTTATGTAGCTAATGTAAAGAACCATTTATTCTTTGCTAAAGGTTCTAATCTTACTTTTACTGCACCGTACACAGATACAGATTTTACTGCGGCTAATGGTTCTGGTGTAATCAATGTGGGCGGTGTTATTACTGCATTGGCTGTATTTAGACAGCAGTTGATTATCTTTACAGAGTCTAGCATACATCAGCTAACTGGTAATACTATTGCAGACTTTACCTTACAGCCAGTGACTATGGACATAGGTTGTATTGATTCCGATACAGTACAAGAGATAGCTGGTGACGTTATGTTCCTTGGTCCTGATGGACTAAGACTACTAAGTGGTACAGATAGAATTGGTGACTTTGGATTAGCATCTGTATCTAAAAGTATCCAGAGTGTTATGACAGGTTTTGTTTCCTCTAACACTGCATTTACTAGCTGTGTCATACGAGAGAAATCACAGTACAGAGTATTTGGTTATAATAATAACATTACTCAGGAAAATGCTCAAGGCGTACTAGCCACACAGTTTGCCCCACAAGGCGGTGAGGGTATGGCATGGGCAGAGACTAGAGGTATACGTGCCTACGTAGCAGACAGTAACTACAATCAAAATGTAGAGTATGTATTCTTCGCTAATGATGATGGTTACTTGTACCAGATGGAGAGTGGTAATTCTTTTGACGGTACTAATATACAAACAACATTTGCTACACCACATTTACCTATATCTGACCCTCGTAAACGTAAGACGTTTTATAAATTGTTTTTATATACAGACCCACAAGGTAGTGTAGCTTTTGACGTTAGCTTAAAGTTAGACTTTGATAGTCAGGGTACAATACAACCACCGCCTATTAATATCTTAAATACGCAAGGTACTGTAGGATTTTTTGGTACTGGTATATTTGGTGTAACACGTTTTGGTACAAAGCTATTAAAATTGTTTCAAACTCAAGTTGTTGGTTCTGGTACTACGGTATCCTTTCAGTTTGAATCTAATGATGATAACCCCCCATACTCTATAGATGCGCTTACAGTCGAGTATGGATTAAACGACAGAAGGTAAAAAATATGGGACAAGGTTACGTTAGAAACGATACTATTAATAATATCGCTGATGGTAACATTATTAATGCATCTGACTTTGATGGTGAATATGATGCCATTGAAGCGGCATTTAATAGTAGTAGTGGACACACACATGATGGTACTGCTGGTGAAGGTGGTGTCGTTACTGTACTTGGTCCTGCTCAAGACTTCGTTGCTACAACAACTGAGATAAAGCCTAAAGCTAATAATACATTAGACATTGGTACATCAGCACTACAGTTTAAAGATTTGTTTTTAGACGGTACAGCAAATGTAGATGGCCTAGCCATGCCTACTACTACTGTTACAGACATCTTAGATGAAGATAATATGTCTACCGATAGTGCTACAGCTTTAGCTACACAGCAGTCTATTAAAGCCTACGTAGACACTGCCGTTGGTGGTGCAAACGAACTAAGTGAAATACTAAGTAATGGTAATATTACTGCAGGAACTGGTATTGACTTTATCGATAACGATAAGCTAAGACTAGGCACAGGTAATGACCTAGAAATATATCATAATGCTAGTAATAGTATTATTGCCGATTCAGGTACAGGAAGTCTACTTGTTCTTTCAAACAATATGCAAGTACAAAATGCCGCAGGAGATGCTTTACAAGCAGATTTTACTGAAGCAGGTGCAGTAACACTATATCACAATGGTTCTGTTAAATTTGCTACAGATGCAGCAGGTGCAAATATTACAGGTCAGCTTGACATCTCTACAGATTTAAATGTAGGTAATGACCTTACATTAGGTTCAGACGATGCTGTTATTAATTTAGGTGCAGACAGTGATGTGACTATCACACACGAGCCGGATAAAGGTATACAAGCAAAAGCCGCTACAGGTTTTGAACTTAACTTACAGACTGCTAAAGTATCTGTAGAAGCCACTAACGTATTAGGTAAAATTACATTCAATGCACCTAATGAAGCAGGTGGTACAGATGCACTGTTAGACGGTGCAGCTATTGAAGCTATAGCTGAAGATACATTTGCTTCTGATAATAACTCTACTGCTCTTGTATTTAAGACTAATACATCAGGTGCCGCTACAGAACGTATGCGTATTAAATCAGATGGCGTTGTTCAAATTGATACTCAGGTTGATATTGACAATCTTACTCTTGATGGCAATACTATAACAAGTACTGATACTAATGGTAACATTGTGCTTACACCAAATGGTACTGGTGAAGTAGACATTAGTAAAGTAGATATTGATAGTGGGGCTATTGACGCTGTTACTATAGGTACTAACTCAGCAGCTACAGAACTACAGGTAGATAATATCAATGTTAACGGTAATGCAATCACCTCTACAGATACAGATGGTAACATTGCATTAACGCCTAATGGTACTGGTGAAGTTGATATTAGTAAGGTAGACATTGCTGCTGGTGAAATTGATGGTACAACAATTGGTGCTAACAGTGCTGCTGCTGGTACGTTTACGGGGGTTACACTTGCCTCTGGTGCAACTGTTACTGCTATCCTTGATGAAGATAATATGTCTACAGACAGTGATACTGCACTTGCCACACAGCAATCTATCAAGGCTTACGTAGCATCACAAGTATCTGGTGCAACAGTTACAGCTACTGGTATTACCTTTGAAGGTGCTACAGCAGATAGCATAACAACATCATTTGCTATTGCTGACCCTCAATCGTCTAATAAGACTTTTACATTTGCTGATGAAACAGGCACAGTAGCCACAAGAGAGTATGTAACTGCTAATGCAGGTGACGGTGGTATTGCAATGGCAATCGCATTAGGTTAATTACCTATTGACTTTTGTAAATATTTATGGTATAATTACAGTATAATTAATTGGAGTAATCAATGGCTAACGCTTTTAAATTAAAGACTTTCGGTGGCGGTAGCACAGCAGCCGACGATGCTATGACTGTATATACAGGAAAGTCTAGTACAGAAACTACTATTATCGGTATGTCTATTGCTAATATTAGTACCTCTCAGATACTTGTATCAGTTAACATTGAGAGTGATACATCCGACACAGAAACAAATGCTAATGTCTTTGTAATTAAAGATGCACCTATTCCTGTAGGTGGTACACTTGTACCTATTGGTGGCGACCAGAAAGTAGTGCTACTAGATACAGACGTACTAAAAGTAACATCCGATACTGCTAACAGTGCAGATACTACCTTGAGTATTTTGGAGATTAGCTAATGCCATATCTAGGCAATATACCACCTTCTGAGTTTAGGACTATTGACTACCAAGATTTTACTGGTGTCACAGGTAATCCTGTTAAAAGAGGTTTTACATTAACTAGTCCAGTCAGTAATGCAAATGACTTAGAAATATTTGTAAATAATGTACGGCAAGAGCCGGGTGTTGCTTATACAGTATCTGGTACTGCACTTACTATGACAGGTGATGTAGAAACTACAGATGACTTCTATGTAGTGTATCAGGGTAAAGCTGTAGCTAGTGTTGTGCCAACAGATGGTAGTGTAAGCACAGCCAAGATTGCAGACGATGCAGTAACATCAGCCAAACTAGACACGAACATTGAAGTTTCTGGAATACTAACAGAGCCTAACAAAGAATACTTCCAAGTTGACCTAACAACTACACAGTCAGGC